GGCAATATGCCTGGCGCTGAGATGAAAGATGGAAAGCCTACCCGACTTTTACTTTCTCTTAGAGCTTGGGGCGCAACGTCCAAGGAAGACGCTAAAGCTAAGGCTAAAGCGATCTCTAAGAGGAATATGAAGTGAGACCAGTATCTGTCGGAGTTAACCCAACAGCCGCAACGCTGACAACTGTTTATACAGTTCCTACGGGTTATTACGCCAAGTTTACTGTGATGTACATTCACAATACTGGTGGTTCGACTAAGCACATTACTGTTCAATGGTATGACGCAAGTGCTGCCACAACCTTGGATATTCTTACTTCTTACACCTTAACTTCTAAAGAATATCTTGAATTTAATGGTGTTGCTTACATCGTTTTAGAAGAGGGCGATAGGCTTCAAATTACTACAGAAGCGGGTAGTACCTTCAGTTTTATTGCAACATTTGAGGTTCAGGGAGCGCAACGAACATGACCTACTTAGAACTTGTTAACGATGTGTTAGTGCGCTTGCGTGAAAGCACAGTATCTACTGTTGGCGAAACAACTTATTCTTCTTTGATTGGCAAGTTTGTCAATGATGCCAAACGTCAGATTGAGGATACATACACTTGGAATGTTTTAGCGCAAACAGTCACTATCACCACTACTTCTGGCGTAAGTTCTTATGCTTTGACAGGTGCGGGTCAGAAGTTTCGTGTTACTGACGCTATTAACACTACCAGTGTTATAACATTGGATAACACGACTGTTGCGGACATGAACCGCAAGCTAAACTTTGGTACACCTTCACAGTCTATTCCTAGCGAGTTTTGTTACAACGGGGTAGATGGTAATGGCGACACAAAGGTTGACTTGTTTCCTGTCCCCAATGGCGTGTATACATTGTTATTTGACCTAATCATCCCACAAGCTAATCTGTCTGCTGATGGCGATTCAGTTAAGGTTTTGGACTATTTGGTGACTCAAAGTGCTTATGCTCGTGCTTTGATTGAGCGTGGTGAAGATGGTGGAACAAACTCTACTGAGGCTTATGCTCTGTTTAGAGGGATGCTCTCTGACGCTATTGCGATGGAAAGCACTCGGTATCCTGAAGACAACTTTGTGGCGGTCTAATGGCAGGACAACTCCAAACATATAGTCTTTCAGCACCAGGCTTTTATGGCCTGAATACTGAAGATTCTCCCCTTGATTTAGGGGCTGGCTTTGCTTTGGTTGCGACTAATTGCATCTTGGATCAGTATGGTCGTATTGGTGCTAGAAAAGGTTGGTCAAGGGTTAACTCTTCCTCTGGTGCTTTGGGTGCTAACGATGTTGGTGTTATCCATGAATTAGTCCAGAATGACGGGACTCTTACAGTTCTATTTGCTGGCAACAACAAGATATTCAAACTTGGTACTGCTAATGCGGTGACTGAGTTGACCTATGGTGGAGGGGGTACTGCTCCTACTATCACTGCCTCTAATTGGCAAACTGCATCTCTAAATGGGATTGCATACTTCTTCCAAACAGGTCACGATCCACTGATTTATGATCCCGCTATAAGTACAACTACTTACCGCAGAATCTCTGAGAAGTCTGGCTATGTGGCTACTGCTCCGCAAGCCAACATCTGCATCTCAGCTTTTGGTCGTTTGTGGGTAGCTAATACTGCTACTGATAAAACAACTATTACCTTCTCTGATCTGATTGCAGGTCATGTATGGGGTGGTGGTACTTCAGGCTCATTGGATGTTTCCCGTGTATGGCCTAATGGTGCTGATGAGGTGATGGGCTTGGCAGCTCACAATGACTTCTTGTTTATCTTTGGTAAACGACAAATTCTTGTCTATTCTGGTGCTTCTACACCCGCATCTCTTGTTCTGAGCGATACAGTAGGCTCTATTGGTTGCGTAGCAAGAGATACCATACAAAGTATTGGTACTGACGTTGTTTTCTTGTCAGATTCGGGTGTTCGTTCATTGATGAGGACTATTCAAGAGAAGTCTGCTCCTTTGAGAGATTTGTCTAAGAACGTGCGTTTTGACTTAGCATCATCTTTGTCTGGTGAAACGCTTGCCAATGTAAAGTCTGTTTACTCCGAAAAAGAAGCCTTTTATCTTCTTGTTTTGCCTTCTACTTTGCAAGTCTATTGCTTTGATACCAAACAATCACTTCAAGATGGTGCTTCCCGTGTAACCAAATGGGACAATATCTCCCCTACCGCCCTTAGATCATTGCGAAATGGTGATCTGTACATTGGCAAGAATGGCTACATCGGCAAGTATGGAACTTATCTTGATGACACACTAACGTACCGATTTGCGTACTATACAAACAATGCTGACTTAGGAAACCCTAATCAGATTTCTATTCTGAAGTCTGTAACTGCTATTGTGATTGGTGGCTCTAATCAATTTCTCACAATTAAGTGGGGTTTCGACTATTCTGGTGCTTATCAGTCAGAGAACATCTTTATTCCAACTCAAGGCAGTTATGAGTATGGGGTTGGCGAGTATGCAATTGCAGATTTCACGAGTGGCATACCAATTAAAGCACTAACTAGTAATGCTTCAAGTGCGGGTAAAATCGTACAAACTGGTTACGAAGCCACTATCAATGGCATTCAGTTGTCAATTCAGAAAATTGAACTTCAAGCCAAAGAAGGCAAGATAGGATAAATATGAGCAATTATTCAAAATCCACTAACTTTGCAACCAAAGATAATCTTTCTCCTGGCAATCCTCTAAAGATTGTTAAAGGTACTGAGATTGATACAGAGTTCAATAATATTGCTATTGCTGTAGCGACAAAGGTAGATACCTCCTCTGCCGCTATTACTGGTGGAACTATTAATGGTACTGTGATCGGTGGAACTACTGCCGCAGCGGGAACATTTACCAACCTGACTGTTAGCACTGCCGCTACGATTGCTTCTGCCGCTATTAGTGCAGGAACTATCAATGGTGCGGTTATTGGTGGTTCTTCTCCACTTGCTATCACTGGCACAAACATTACGGCAAACACAGGCTTTAGTGGCCCATTGACAGGTGCTGTAACTGGTAATGTCACAGGCAACTTAACTGGTGCGGTTACAGGTAATGTCACTGGCAACGTCACTGGCAATCTGACAGGCAATGTAACTGCGGCTACTGGTACGTCAACATTTAACAATGTGACCATCTCTGGCGCATTAGACATGGACAGTAGCACAGCTGCAACCATTACTGGTTTGGCAAGCCCTACAAACGATTCTGATGCGGCTACCAAGGGTTATGTGGATGCACTAGCCCAAGGAATTGATGCCAAAGCCTCTGTGGTTGCGGCTACTACTGCAAACATTACGTTGTCTGGCGCACAAACCATTGATGGCATTTCGATTATTGCGGGTGATCGGGTCTTGGTTAAAGATCAATCTACTGCTTCTAACAATGGTATTTACTTGTGTGCAACAGGTTCATGGACTCGCACAACAGATGCTGACACTTATGCTGAGTTGGTAGCGGCTTTTACCTTTGTTGAAAAAGGAACAACTAACGCTGACTCTGGTTTTATCTGCACAATAGATGCAGGCGGGACATTGGGAAGCACATCAATTACTTGGGCGCAGTTCTCTGGTGCAGGTCAGATTACTGCGGGCGATGGTCTTACAAAGACAGGTAACACTCTCAATGTAGGAACTGCATCTTCTAGCCGTATTGTTGTTAATTCGGATAACATTGATTTGGCATCTACTAGCGTAACACCAGGCACTTATCAGTCTGTCACAGCAGATGCTTATGGACGTATCACGGCAGGAACGAATCCTACAACGATTGCTGGCTATAACATTACGAATGCTTATACCAAAACTGAAATAGATTCGATCTTTGGTTCAACGACTGCTGCGGCTACTTCTGCTTCTAATGCGGCTACTAGTGCTTCAAATGCCTCAACAAGTGCATCTAACGCCTCAACAAGTGCAAGCAATGCGGCTACTAGCGAAACCAATGCGGCAGCGTCATACGATGCTTTTGATGACAGATATTTAGGCTCTAAATCCTCTGCACCTACTGTTGATAACGATGGCAATGCTCTGTTGACGGGTGCTTTATATTGGAACAATTCAGTCAATACTTTGTATGTATGGACAGGATCGGTTTGGACTCAAGCGGCATTTACTGCTAGTGGCTTTGCTACTTTGACGGGGACTGAAACCCTGACAAACAAGACCCTGACTAGCCCTGTTATTAACACCCCTACAGGTATTGTTAAGGGTGATGTAGGTCTTGGTAATGTTGATAACACTTCAGATGCAACTAAGAATTCAGCGACTGTTACGTTAACCAACAAGACAGTTGAAGCTGGCACATTTACAAACGGCTACACAGAAGAATCATTTACTTCAACGCCTACGTCAACAATCACATTGGACTTGGCAAATGGTTCTGTACAAATCATTACCCTTGGTGGCAATATCACATACACATTCCCAACACCAGTAGCGGGTAAGTCTTTCATCTTGGTACACAAGCAAGATGGCACAGGCTCTCGCACAGTTACTTGGCCTGCCTCGGTTAAGTGGCCTGCGGGGACTGCCCCAACTCTTACATCTACAGCTTCTAGGGCAGATAAGTTTGTCTTCACAGCAATTGATGGCTCAAGTTGGCTAGGTTCAGTTGCTGGTCAGAACTACACAGTCTAAGGATATAAATGTTTAGTTCAAACACAACTCAAGTAGCGGCTGATGGCGGTTATCAAATCTCACGCAGTTTGCGCTTTAACAGCGCAGACACAACATATTTAGGCCGCACTCCATCAACTAATGGAAGCGGTACTAAAGGAACATTTAACTTTTGGGTAAAAAGGTCAAACAATAGAACAGATGGTGAGCCAGATAATATTTATACATCAGCAGAAAGCGCATCTAATCAGTATCGTTCTATTCTTGATTTAAGCACTTCTGGTGGTTCAAATAATCTGCGATTTTATGGCTATAACAGCGGTGGTTCTCTTGTTTTGCAATTGGAAACTACTGCTGTTTTGCGTGACCCATCAGCGTGGTATTGCATCACAGTAAACTTTGATACGACACAAGCAACATCTGCTAATCGTGCAAAAATGTATATAAATAATGTTGAGCAAACGGCTTTTAATACTGCAACTTATCCAACGCAAAACACAGAACTTGGGTTTTTCAAGAATTTGTCAGCGGGTTTAAATATTGGAAGCAATAGGGCTGGCAATGCACCATTTGCAAGTTTGTATCTTGCAGACTTTAATGCTATTGACGGAACTGCCCTAACCCCATCATCATTTGGTGAAACCAATGCACAAACTGGTGTGTGGCAACCTAAAGCCTACTCAGGCTCATACGGCACTAACGGCTTCTATCTGAACTTCTCAGACAACAGCAACACAACAGCAGCTACATTGGGTAAAGACTACTCAGGTAACGGCAACAACTGGACACCTAATAACTTCAGCGTAACTGCGGGTATTGGCAACGATTCATTGGTTGACAGTCCTACAAGTTATGGCACTACCGACACAGGAGTTGGTGGTGAGATTCGTGGCAACTATTGCACATTGAATCCATTGGCTAAAGCAAGTCAGATGACTGTTAGGAATGGAAACCTTGACTGTATTGCAGATGGAAGTTGGCGTTCTGTTTTGTCAACTTTTGGCATGACAACAGGAAAATGGTATTGGGAACAATCTATTGTTTCTGGCGTAAATATGTTTTCTGGCATCGCTAAAGGAAACATGGATACATCAAGTTTCATTGGCTACATTGATGCAAATGGTTGGGGTTATTACAACAGCAATGGATACAAATGGAACAATGGCTCTGGAAGTGCTTATGGTGCGTCAGTAGCTGCGGGAGATATTGTTGGCATTGCTTTTGACGCAGATGCAGGGACATTGACCTTTTACAAGAACGGCACAAGCCAAGGCACAGCGTTTAGCGGTCTGACAAGTGGGCCTTACTTCCCTGCTGCCAGTAGCGAAACACAAACTGTTTCTATCAACTTCGGTCAACGCCCATTTGCCTACACAGCCCCAAGTGGCTTCAAAGCACTTTGCACACAGAACTTGCCAACGCCTACGATTGGGGCGACTACGGCTACGCAAGCGGGTAAGTATTTCAATCCTGTTTTGTACACTGGTAATGGTGGCACTAATAACATTACAGGTGTGGGATTTCAACCTGATTGGGTGTGGGTAAAGGGTAGAAGTGGTGCAACCAGCCATGCTCTTTTTGACGCTGTCCGAGGTGTACAAAAGAGAATTGTAAGTAATAACTCAAATGCAGAATCAACTGAAACAACAGCATTATCAGCATTTGGCTCTGATGGGTTTACTACTGGTGCTTTGACAGATATGAATACTTCATCGGCAACTTATGTCGCATGGAACTGGAAAGCCAACGGCTCTGGCTCAACCAACACAGCAGGCTCTATCACTTCAACAGTAAGCGCAAACACTACGAGCGGATTCTCAATTGTTACCTACACAGGCACAGGGGCTAACGCTACTGTGGGTCACGGATTGGGTGTTGCCCCAAGTTTTATTATTATAAAACGCAGAGATGATGGCAGTAGTTGGAATTGCTATCAAATATCCCTTGGTGCATCGCAATACATTCAAATAGATGGTACTGCGGGGGCTGCTACAAATACAGGCGTATGGAATAACACAGCACCTACATCAACTGTATTCTCCATTGGAACTGCTTTTGCGGGTGTAAATGCTTCAGGTTCAACTCATGTAGCCTACTGCTTTGCTGAAGTAGCAGGGTATAGCAAGTTTGCTTCTTACACAGGTAATGGTTCTACTGATGGGCCTTTTGTGTTCACTGGTATGCGCCCCTCATTTTTTATGTTAAAAAATACAACAACTGCGGGTGACGATTGGCAAATGATTGATGTTGCCCGTGGGACATACAATCTTTTAGGGCCTACATTGGTCGCCAATGGTGCGGGCGCAGAAAACACCTACACAATTTGTGATTTTCTTTCAAATGGTGTCAAGTTTAGAGACTCAGGTCGAGCATGGAATAAATCAGGCGATTTATATATTTACATGGCCTTTGCTTCCAATCCATTTAAAACTTCCCTTGCACGATAGGACTCAATATGTACGCACTCATTGAAAACAACGCAGTCACCCAAGTTGGTGAACTATCAATTCTCTTTCCAAACACATCAAACCCTAATCACGCATTTGCTATTGAGCAAGGTGCATTAGAAGTGGTTGAAGGTGAGCAAAAAGACCAACGCTTCTATTGGGTGACTTTTGACAGCTACCAAGTTGGCAATGGTGTGGTCACTCGCACCTACACAAACACGCCAAAGGCTTTGGAGGATGTGACTGAGACACCAGAAGGTCAGACTGAGCCAGTAACAACCAAGGGCTTAAAGTCACAATGGATTGCTCAAATTAAGCAAACCACAAATGGATTGTTGGGCTACACCGATTGGATGGTTATTCGCAAGGCTGAACGCAATATCGACATTCCCGCTGACATTGCGGCTGAACGAATCAAACTTGTGGCTGAGTGCAATGCCAAAGAAGCGGCTATTACTGCTTGCACTACTATAGAAGCATTGATTGCGGTGGTTGCTCCTGTTAATATTCAAGTGTCTGGGGAATAAATTATGGCTACACAATCACAAATTAACGCATCATTAGGATTGCCGCCTGGTATTAACCCAGATGGATCGTGGAATGCTCAAGACTACATGGCTCGTAGGGTTGCGGGTCAAGTTGACACTCAGGCTCAAGTAGATGCGGCTCGTGCTGCGGCCCAAGCAGAATTGATGAGAGCGCCAGGTCAATCAGTAACAGATGCCTCTGGAAGAGAAGTTCAATTAACATCCTATAGACCAGGCTTTGATCCTAGCAACGTCACAACTCAAACATATTTGGGTGAGTTAGAGGCTAGGGGTGGGATGGACACAACATCTCAATTGTTTAAGCAAACAGCAACTCCTGCTCAACTGGCGGCTAATGCGGCTGCTTGGGCTACTGAAAAAGCTAGATTAGAAGAGATTGATAGACAAGCGGCATTGGCGGCACAACAAGGACAATCTATGGCAACAAAGTCATATACAGATGCAGAAGTTAAACAAGCATTAAAAGACCTTAGCTATCTTGATCCTAATGCCTCTATCAATGACATTATTACTGCGGCACAAACGTATGGAATTGATAGAGATAGGGTTGTTAAGAACATAAGTTCTTTTACCTATAACGCTGAGAATGTTGATAAGCTATCTAAGCAGATTTTGGCTCAGAACACTACAAATGCTTGGAAGGGTGATGTTCAGCCTGAAACTGCGGCTCGTTATATGGCTGATGATCTTGCTAAGAGTGGTATTACAGACATCTCTCAAGTTGGCAAAGGTGACACAGGAATCATCAATACAGTTACTGGTGAAAAACTTGTTTCTGGTTATGGAGAAAGAACTAAAGGTAATCTTTGGTCTGGTTCATACGAAGGCAAAGGAAATACTGGTTTTGGTGTGCAATTTACAGAAACTGGTAAGCCTATCTTTTATACAGAAGGTGCATCATCAAGTACTCTGAAGAAAGACTTGCTTAAAGCCGCAGTTCTTGTGGCGGCTGCTTATGGTATTGCAGGCCCTGAATCTTTGGCAGGTATTTTTGGATCAGGAACAGCGGCTGCCACAGGTTTAGGAGCAGAAGCGGCTGCCACAGGTTTGACACTAGCTGAGTTAGGCGGTACTGCGGGTGCAGTAGGTGGAACAACAGGTTTACTAACTGGCGGTGCAGGAGCAACCGCCTTAGGAACAGGTCTAACGGCAGGTAGCAGTCTTTCAGGTTTAACGGCAGGTAGCACCCTTTCTGGTCTGACTGCGGGGACAGGCGCATTGACAGGTGCTAACACATTGCTTGGCGGTGCGGCACTTGGCTCTACTCTTGGCGGTTTAACAACAGGTGTTGGTGCAGGTGCATTGACTGCGGGTGCTTTAACTGCTGGAACAGGTACTGGCGCTCTTACTACCTCACAAATAGGCTCTTTGCTTTCAGGTGGATTGACTACTGGTGCAGGTCTTCTCCAACAAGAAACATCTCGTGAAGCGGCTCAAAGAGCGCAACAGATGATTGATACTGAGACTGCTGCTGCTAAACAAGCCGCACAGTTTAGACCAGTTGGAATGACTACTCGGTTTGGTACTTCACAATTCACAGTCGATCCAGTAACAGGTCAACTGACAAGCGCAGGATATACCGCAAGCCCAGGTGTTTTGGAAGCTCAGAATCGTTTAGTTGCTTTAGGCAATCAAGGTTTGGCACAAGCAGAAGCCGCACAAGGTCAATTTGCTCCTTTGCAAACAGGCGCACAAAGGTTATTTGGACTTGGTAATCAATACTTGGCTGAATCGCCTGAAGCCGTTGCTCAAAACTATCTCAATCAACAGATGGCTTTGTTGCAACCTGGTCGTGAGTTGGAGTTGGCTAATCTGCAAAACAAACTGCAACAACAAGGTCGTGGTGGTTTAGCGGTTGCTCAAGGTGGTACTTTGGGTGCTACTACTCCTGAACTACAGGCTTTGTATAACGCTCGTGCTACTCAAGAGGCTCAACTGGCGGCACAGGCTCAACAAGCAGGTCAGCAACAGGTTGCCTTTGGTGCGGGATTACTTGGTACTGGCGCACAAACTATGGGTCAGTATTACGCAGGTCAACAAGCCGCTTATGCTCCTTATACGACTGCTTTAGGTCAATTTACAAACTTAGAGCAATTGGCACAACAACCTTTGACAATGGGTGCTTCTCTTGCTCAACAATCTGCTCAAGCGGGTGCAAATATGGGTCAATTAGGTTTGCGTGGCGCTCAACTGAGTACCGCCTTGGCTACAGGTCAAGCCGCCACAACTAATCCTTATGCAACAGTATTGAGTGGTTTAGGTTCTTCATCCACATTGGGTCAAGGGCTAGGTGGATTGCTTGGTGGTGGACTTCAATCAGCATTTAGTCAAACTGGAGTAGGTTCTTCAGGTTTTGGTTCTGGTTTAGCTTATGGCAACCAAGACCTCGGATTATTCTTGTAAGGATTTATCATGGCTGAAAATATCGTAGCGGGTTTGTTTGGACTAAACCCACAAATGTATGGTGAGCAACAGCGTAGAAGTGCTTTAAGCGAAGGTATTGCTCTTGCTCAACTAGACCCTGCGGCTCGTGGTGCGGCAATGACCTATGCGGGTGCTAGGGGTTTGGGTGACGCTATTGGTGGAGCATTAGGTGTAGAAGACCCACAACTGAAGATGATTAGCGTTCGTCAACAGATTATGGGTCAACTAGACCAATCTAATCCTGAATCTATTATCAAAGGCGCACAGATGTTGGCACAAGCTGGTGACCAACAAGGTGCTATGGCTTTAGCTCAACTTGCTCGTCAAGCACAGAGTGAGATGGCTTTAACTCAACAAAGACGAGCATCAGAACAATCATCTTTGGCTACTGCTGCTAAGACTCAGTTGTCTATTAGGCAAGAAGAGGAATTACGTGCTGAGTTGTCTAAACTTGGCCCTGATGCAACTCAAGAACAAATCTTGTCTGTTGTTACTAAGTATGGCCCACCAGATAAAGTAATGGCTGTTTTGCAAAGATCAGCAGACTTAGCGGCTCAAAGAGAAACTACTCTTCAATTAGGACGTGAAAAAATTGAAGCTAAATTAGAGTCTGATTTAAGACAAGCAAAAACTGATTTAGAAAAAGAGCAGTTGCGAATTGAATCTAGAAAAGAACTTGCTCAATTGATGGCATCTCTTAAAGGCCCAAGTTCGGCAGTTCTTAAGGCTCAAGAGAAAGCAGAAAAGGTACAAGAAGGCCAACTGGCTTTGGGAGATACAATTTCTACAGCAGAAACCTTGGTCAAAGATTTAGCCAAAATGGGTGGAATAACAAGCACATCAAAAGGCCCTCTTGCAAACTTAGTTACATCTTTGCAAACAGGAACTGTTGGTCAAATGGGTGGTCGTGTATTTGGTACAAAAGAACAAGCAAAACGTGATGAACTAAAAAGCATCCGATTGCAATTGCTAAATGCTGTAAAAGAAGCTACAGGCATGAGTGCTCAACAACTTAACTCTAATGTTGAATTGAAAACATATTTGGATTCTTTAGGTAGCGAAGGCATGACAAAAGAGGCAAACTTAGCAATCTTAGATAATCTATCAAGGCGTTATCTTAAAGGTTCTATGAATGCCCTAGCAAAAGGTGTTGGAACTGCTGAAAATCCAATTGTTTTAAAGTGAGGGATAAAAATGCCTGTATACCAATATGAAGGTAAGCATTACGACTTGCCTGATGGTCTTAGTAATGAGCAAGCAATTGCGAAAATACAAGGTTACTTAGGCAAGACAGTTACGCCTGAACCAGTAGCTGCTCCCGTATCAAACTTGGAGTTGATGTTTGGTGCTGGTAGCCCTATTGCCAGAACAATTAAAGGTGCGGTAGTAGACCCTGCGTTGGCTGTTAATCAGTTGTTAGCAAGTACGGGTTTGTTTGGTCAAGATATTAAGCGAGGCGCAACCCAACTTGTTAGTGATGTTGAGCAAGCAACCACTGAAGGTCGTGCAAGAGTTGGTAGTAGTGGTTTTGACCCATACCAGACGCTTGGTAATGTTATAAGCCCTGTAAATCGTTTAGTTGGTGTTACACAAGCACCACTTCAAGGTGCAGGTTTAATGGCTAACATAGCCCGATCTGGAAGCACTGGTGCGGCTTTAAGTGCTTTGCAACCAGTAAATGCTCCTGTGGAACAGTTTGCTGAACGTAAATTAGAGCAAATGGCTACGGGTTTTGTTCTTGGCCCTGTTGTTGAAGGTGGCGTAAAGGCTGTTGGAGGTCTTTTAAATACACTAAAAGGACTCACGCCTACTGGTCGTCAGGAGTTCATGCAAAAGCAATTGAATGAACTTGCTGGGCCTGATCGAACAAAAGTAATTGAAGCATTGCGTGATGCTAAAGAATTAGTAAGTGGTTCTCGACCAACTGCGGCACAAGCAATTTCTGATATTCCTTCAGCAGTTGAACTTGCGGCTGCACAAAGTAAACTTGCCAGTAAACCAAAAGTAGCAGGTCAATTTCAAGAGCGGTTAGTAGAACAACAAGCGGCTAGGGCAAGAGAAATTCAATCTGTTGCTGGCACAGAGGCTCAGAGAGCTGCTGTAATTGCAAAAAGAGAAGAAGTAACAACGCCAATGCGTGAGGCAGCATTAGAACAAACCAATCTTGCAGGGCCTATCTTTACCAAGTTAGAAAAAGAGATTTCAGATAAGTTTAATAGCTTGGCGGCTGCTGAACAAACATCTGGTATGACAGGTTTAGCCGCAACAATTCAAAAATCTCTAGCGGAAAAAGGACGGCCTGGTTGGTTGTCTGCGGGTGATATTGCGTCAGAAGCGGCAGGTCGTGCAAAAGCATACAAAGAACTTGCAGGGACGTTGCGTGGTGAGGCTCAATTAAAACAATTCCAACTTAATAGCTTAGAACAAAATGGATTCTTTCCATTACGTGCATCCGATTTAACAGAACAACTAGATAAAGCCATTCGTGGAACTGTATCTGACCAAA